AATGTCAAAAACAATAAATGCAGAATAATCATTGCCCAATCCACGAGCAACGTCAACTGTAATTAAGTAATTATTATCCTCTTTTGGGTGTTCATAGATATCTAAACCAGCATTTCTTTTAATGGGGTCGTCATATGCAAGATTGCGAAGTTTTGATGCGTTAATGAGTGTGTTGACCGAACCTAAAAACTCACATTCAAACTCAACTTTAAATTGTTGCTCCGAAGTGTTTGCAATAGTTTGTGCTTTCCACGCCTCGTCTCTACCAGGAACTTCAGACCAATGAACATCTGTGGGGATATATTCATTTTTACCCCTTTCAGCGTCGTGCCACATACGGTAGAAGTGATTCATACCGCGAGGAGTTGAAACAATAATTACCTTTGTGCTTTGTCCAGAAGAAATAGTGGGATAAACTGAAGCAAAGAAGTCATCTGCAATGTGATTCGGGATGAACGCGAATTCGTCCAAAAAGATGACATTATAAGATCCGCCTCGAACGGCAGATGAAGAAGTGGAGTTTGATGAAATTTTTGATCCATTTTCTAGTTCAAGTGATCCTTTGTTCCAAGATATAATTCCTTGTTGCATCCACTTGGGTAAATTCTCATAAGCAAGTTGCAATCTTCCGAGAAGGTCTCTAGCAGTAGACGCTTTGTTTGCTAGAATTGCAATATTAACGTTATCATTAAATACTGCATAATGTAACAAGTATGAAACGCAAGTAGTTGATTTACCCGTCTGTCGGGGCATCTTGCAAATATTAAATCTATTTTCGTGGAAGTTCCTTACAAGTTTCTCCTGAAACGGATACATTTGGAAAGGAACAAGACCATGATCCAAAGAAACAATCTTAATATAATTCTTTGCAAAGTATACAGGATCTTCTTTGCACTTCAAGAACTCAATGATTTGTTCTTCAGTGAACTGAATAGGCGTATTTGCTTTCTTCAGGTTTGGATTACCAAGATAGACGTTATCACTCATAATAAATTACCTCTGTTCAATCCAGTTCAATACCGCAAGCACTGCTTTGTTTACGTTTGGTGATGCACAAGCAAGTGTAATTGTATCACTAATTGTTCCAATACCAGACCTTCCAATTTGTAAGTCCGCAAGTCTATCAATCTCAATCAAAGTAGAACCACCAGAAACCACAAATCCAGAAAGAATATCTCTACCACCAGAAAGTGCAGTTGCAGAAGTATCATACTGAACAAATGAATCCACATCTGCGTGATTTGTCCAATTTGGATTAGTCAATGTTGCATTTTGCAAAAGTTTCCAATAAACATTCGTGTTATCATTTGTCACTGCTTGTAGTGATCTTATAAGCATTACCGAATTGAGAGTGCTTGGTTTAAGACGCAAACTTATAATCGGATAGAATGTATTTGCAAGTGGTAATGTAGTGCCAGTAATACCATTGGACTGACTTAAAAGAGTTCCGAGTTTATCTGCATTACCATCTTGGATTAGAGAATTTGAACCCTGATACATGTAATGAGTTCCTGCAACACCAGTTACATTTTCAATCTCAAGACGAATAGGGAGAAATGGAGTAGAACACCAGACTTTATCAAGAGTATTTGAGTTATCAAATCGGTGACTTCTAATCGTTTCTCCAGACATCAACCAATTAAAATCTACGGTTCCCGCACCATACCATTCATAAGAGATAGAAATCATTTGTTGTTTTGTTGGATCTGCGGTTATGCCAGTCCAACCATTACCATCAAACTTTTCACCATTCCAGTCATCTCTACTAACTCTTACTTCTGTAGTAATGCCAGATGTGCTAGTACGAATTACATAAGAATACGTTCCGCCGTTATCCTCAAAGTAAGCACCATTATTATCGTCAAAGAGACCAAATCTTCTACGAATGCCAACTTGTGGAGTATCAAGTCGAATTGCAAACGCAAGTGTTGCAGGTCTGCCGGGAATGTATCTCATCACATTCTTGGTTTGCCTAATGACTTTACTTCCAGTAGTAACACCCACTTGCATAGTTACATTACTGGAATATTGATTCCAAGTTGCGGTTCCAACTCCAACTATTCTCTCATCCCAAACATCAGTCTCCTTACCATACTGAAAAGTATTAAAGAAAACTGTTTGGAATGGTGCAGTCTTGAGTCTGTTGTTATTAGAAAACTGGGGTCTCCAATCTGTCTGGTTTCCCCAGTGATCTGCAATATTGAAAACTTCAAATAAGGTTCTTTCTTGATTTAGAAAGTCTTGTTCATTTTTATTCCACTGTGCCATAAATCATTCACTCCAAGATAATCTTTCTGGTCTGTATCTTTGTGCATCTTTAACTTTTAAAGAATTTGATGTTGCCGGATAAATGTTGTGAACGATTGCTCCAGGATATTCACCCTGAAGTTGCTCTGCAAGTTCATTTTTATCCATCATTTTACCTTCAACTTCCATACGATAGAGTCTTCCCTGCCAAACTACATCAGCGAGAAAGGACTCTTTAGTAGTTTCAGGTTGTGAGGAATTCATATAGAGATTTCCGTTAAAATCACCGGCAATGTTGACGCTTTCTGAAATAAACTGTTGAAAAGATTTCATTTTAGTTGCAGTTCCAACGACGAAGTGCTTTGTTAATTCTTGAATCTGGGTCTCTTGCAGTTTTTGTAGAAGTTAGTTTAGACTTCATCCCAGACATACGTCTACAAAATGACGCACGACGTTTTGCTCTTTTACCTTTTGGTTTTTTTTCAGTTACTGCCGTTTGAAGTTTTGAACCAGGATTCTCACGACGATAAGCATTCACTGCTTTTTTACTTAATCCATCAGTTTTATCTTTACGATTGATTGATTGCCAATCTTCAGATAATCCAAAATCTGATCTCCAGTTTGAATATTCAACTAGATCATTTTCTTGTTCATAATGTGCAACTTGCAATTCTTTTTTGGATGGAGTTTTTGCTTGCCTAACAAATCCACCGGGAAGATTTGGAAGTTGAGGTTCTGGATCTCCAGGTTTTCTTTTAGGACTTTGACCCTGAGGATAAACTTGAACTCCTCCACCTAATCCAGATCCTGGTTTTAATTTAATAGAAGATCCAACATTTTCTTTCATCTCACCACTATCAACATAATCTGCTGCAGCATCAAGATAATCTGCTGCTTTAGTAATTTTTGATTGAACCCATGCTTCAATATTGCCCTCACCCTTTACTTTTTTCTTGAGTCTCTTTGCGGCAGAAATGATAGTTGAAATTTCAGATCTTGCCATTGAATGTTCATGATCATATGACTCTGGAAAATTGCCAGGATGTACTGTAGCAATATTATATTTTTTTTGATTTTGTGAAAGTGGTGCTGGAAGAGAAAACATATCCCAATACTTGGGACCATACTTGCATTCTGCTCTAGTTTCTACTTTATCACACTTTGGACAATATCTTGTCATTTCCATTTCTTCATTTGCTTTTACACAATTATTATAAGTCTTTCCAAAAAGTGTTTGAGTTCCTTTTTTCTTGTATCCTTTCCAACATTTTTTTGCCTCATCGATAGTAGTCTCTTCGGACTTTGTTCCCCAATTGGCAGCACCAACTTTACGACATTTGACAAGTGCTCCAGATGCATACGCACTTGGCCAAACATCATATCTTGATTTTACTTTGTGATAGCAAGCATCTTTTTTACCGCTACCTTTGCCTGGTTTATCTTTAACTTCTTGTAAATCCATTTCCTCTTTCCTTGTTTTTCTATCTGTTCTCACCATAGTTGGTTTAGCGGCGCCAGATTTTTGTGGTTGATTTGGATCTTCTCTTCTTTTTGCTGCCCGTGCAGCAAGTCTTTCTGCCTTACTCATTGAAGCACGTTTTTCAGATGACACACATTTGGGAGTAGCAGTTTCTCCCTCTTCTCTGGCACAAGCATCACCATCTACAACGTCAACCCATCCTGGTTTTTTATCTTTTGATTCAGACTTACCAAACCAATCAAGAAGACCTTCTTCGATTACATTCACATCTTTAAACTTTTTATGGTGCTTTTTGGCGTCTGCTTCCATCTTTTTTAAACGAGTATAATAATCAGGAATTTCGTCTAGATGTTGGAGGGCAATTTCTTTAGCAAGAGTATGATTTTTAGTATGCTCGTGTTCAATGGGTTCACCCATATCCAATTGCCTTTGAATAAAGGAAACATCCATACGATGCTTCTTCGCAATTTGCTCAACAGTCTTAAATGATTTTAATTGCTCTTTCAATTTCTTTTTACGACCTTGACAATGAGCTCTTTGTGAAAATCCCTTTGGATTGTTGCAGTCAATAG